GTGGATCAGGCGTTGGAGCGATATTTGATGGTCGCCCACCACCTTTTCAAGTACTCCGCGACTTTGTGGAGGACTGTCATCCCTCCCCGTTACTGGGCTAGAGTGTACAATGATTGGCAGGTTGGAAGAGTGGATAATTTGCCAACCGATTACGAGTTCATCTTAAAACATGGTGCGCCAACCAGAGACGAGGATTGGCGCTTCAGTGAGTTAGATGTGGGGGCCGAAAGGTACCCTGAGTTGCTGGCTATGAGCTACAATGGAGGGATTTTTGAACATGATTCGTTCTTCGTTATTCCCCAGGCGGCTGTGTTATTTAATTGCAGGACTAGGTATTCATTGATCCCTGATTGTAGGGCAAAGTATATCAAGAATGTTCTGTCGTTTTATGAATCGGTCCCCGCGGTATACCAAGGCAATCTCAATTATGCCTCATTGTTAGCTGCGAACCCCGTGTTCCAGCTTGCAGTATCGGAATCGACTCCTGAAATGATACGAGCTAGGGAAGCCTTAGAGAGAAGTCCGTATCACCGAACCATGCTTGAGATGGAGGGAACCCGGCACCTTAGACTGCATATGTGCTCAAGGGATCCTGCGGACTTGTTCCTCCAGATTAACTCGTGCCTAATTCCCGCCAGTTTCGTCAATCCCAGATACTATCTTGAGGGCGTGACGAACCTAGGTGCAACTGTCGGAGAGTACACAGAACGGAGGAGAGGGGCTGCACCAGCCCCCGTCATTGAGAGTTTCGACGAGCTCTTAACTGCCGCCGAAACGAGGGATGGCGCCGCTACTGAGCGCCCCCGAAAGCCTGCGAAGCAGACCGCTGTACCCAGCAAGAAACCTGACGCGCGTGACAGGAAGGAAATTGCCAAGGGAAAGCGGAGCAGCGTCCCGTCGGAGCCCGGGCCAGGGAAATCCGACGAGAAGAAGATTGGATCGAAACCCGAAGGCAAGAAGGTTGACCAATCTGCGGGTGCCCCGCCTCCTTCCCGACAGACCAAAAAGGTCAACGTTAGGTCGGATGAGAGTGGAGCGCCCGGTGGGAGCGGTACCACTGGTACGCTGGCCCCAAGTCCGTACATCAGGATTGAGCAGAGCGCATCCAGCAAGCAACAGCTTGCCAAGGTTGCCGAGGGCATCGTTGGCCCACGGGAAGGAAAATCAAGTGGGCGCAGCCAGGGCATTGACCACAAAATGTGGGAAACCTTGGAATGCGTCAGATCCGTTCGCCCGTTTAAGGTGGACGGTAAAACTCCCCACGGCATTCATCATGCAAAATTCGTCGAACAACTCGAAAAGTTTTGCTTGAGAGTCATCGAAAGCTCTGCTGGCCAAGATCAGGTTAAAATCGCCAGACCAAAAAGACTTGCTGAGCTGAAGAGAGCTCTGTCTATGGTCGTTGACGATGAGTCTTTGTTGTCGTACTACTCCACTCACAAGAAGATACCCGGGGTAGGTACTGCTGTTGACAAAGCCAAGAAGATGGAGAGCGTCGCGTGGTCCCGCAAGCGGGCCTCAGGCGCGGCGGTAACAGAGGAGGAGAGACGAAAACTTAAGGAAAGATCGGAAGCTATCAGCGATCTCGGTAAGGACATTGAGATAGCTCTCACCACGCGGGTTGAAGCGAAGGGAATAAGCCAGAGAGCTGATTCCCCTTCTCGGGTGAGAGTCCCCCAAACTCAACCTACAGTCACTTACACCATTAGATCTCCTAACGCTTTCACAGCCAAACGCGAATACGCCCAAGCCAATCCAGGACAACTTCAAAGCTTCTTAAACCCCCAACAACCATCCAACGAACCCGGCCCTTCACCGACTGAAGGTAATCCTGATGCTCAGATCTAAGAGACCCCAAATGACGGATGCGGCTACCGTCACACTCATGGACCCTTTCCATGATGCGAACTACACGCCAACAGCCGCTGGCCATGCAATGCCATCTGTAGTGAGACAAATGACCCGAACTGTCACCGTAAATTGCAATCAAACGACCCCTATTAAGTCCTTCGTAATAGGGGGTATGCCCATTGGGTGTCCTTCCCATTGGTCGGACCTAACCACGCAGTACGCGCATCGTGAAGCGCTACAGCTTGGGCCCAATACTGGGTGCCGTACCTACGGCCCGTTCGTAGCTTGGAACAGAATTTATGCCCCGACTGTTCCCCAGGAGTTCAATACGAGGTTAAACGCGTATACTTACTCCTCCACCCCCCGAGTGGCGGTTCCAATGCTCGCCCCTGTGTTCTTGCTAGCCTCCTCCAATGAGACTTTCTCATTTGTGGACGGGGCTAGCGTTGGTGCCACGGGCGTTGGATCCGCCTCTTTCACTCCAAACACCGCTTTAATGAACGGTTATGCGATTTTTGGAGATCCCGACATTTATAGGTCGGGCCCGACCCGAGTGTTGTCGATTGCCTACGAAGTCCACAATGTTTC